CGACGAAATTGCAAGCTGGGCAGGAGACAAGGGACTCAAGCAATACGAGGTTATGAAGTCGGCGCTCGGCGCGAGGCGGCAACCGATGATTATGTCGATCTCAACGGCTGGCTACGAAAACGACGGTATATACGACGAGCTGATGAAGCGCTGCACCGCAGTGCTCATGGGAAGTAGCAAAGAACGCAGGCTGCTCCCGATCCTGTACATCATAGACGATATCAAAAAGTGGAATGATATCGGTGAGCTGCGAAAAGCAAACCCGAACATGGGCGTTTCAGTTACAGAGGATTTCTTCCGGGAAGAAATCGCGGTAGCTGAAAACAGCATGTCAAAAAAAGTAGAAGTCCTGACAAAGTACTGTAACATCAAGCAGTCTTCTGCAGTGGCGTGGCTTCCGTACGAGGCGGTCGACGCGATGTCGCAGCACGTGCTCAAACTGGAAGACTTCAAAGGGTCCTACTGCGTCGGAGGGCTCGATCTATCTCAGACAACCGACCTCACTGCGGCGGCGGTGGTTATTGAACGAGCGGCGAAACTTTATGCGTTCGTTCAGTTCTTCATGCCGAAAAACAGGATTGAAGAGTTGCAGGAACGCGAGGGAGTACCATACTCGGCCTACGTGCGCCAAGGCCTTATCACCCCGAGCGGAGAGAACTACGTTGACTATGTGGATGTCTACAACTGGTTCGTGATGCTCATCGAAGAATACGAAATCTTACCTTTGCAGGTCGGTTACGACCGATATTCTTCGCAGTATCTCATTCAGCAAATGAAGCAGCGCGGGTTCCACATGGACGATGTCTACCAAGGGTACAACCTCACCTCTGTCATGCAGGAGTGCGAGGGCATTATCAAAGACGGAGCGCTTGAAATCGGAAAAAACAACCTTCTGAAAGCGCACTTCTTGAATACCGCGAAAAAGTCGGACGCAGAGAACCGAAAATGCATGCCGATTAAGATCGAGGCGGGCGTACATATTGACGGAACCGTTTCTGTCATCGACGCGCTGACTGTGCGTCAAAAGTGGTACGAGGAAATCGGAATACAGCTGAAAAACGAGGGTTAAAAATGGGACTTTTTGAAAAGATTTTTAAACAGCAAAAGGCTGATCCTGTTAAAGCCTTCTTTCAGATGCTTGACGGGTATACGCCGGTGTGGACGACGTACGAGGGCGGAGTATATGAGATGGAGCTCACGCGCTCCTGCATCCATGCATTTGCGACACACGCGAGCAAGCTCCAACCTTCGGTGACCGGGCCCGACCTTTTTCGCGTTGGCCCCGTGCTTAAATCGAAGCCGAATCCGTTCATGGTTACGTCGCAATTCTTGTATAAGTGCGCGACATACCTTGAGGTAAATAACACGTGTTTCATCGTCCCGATGCTTGATCAGTTCGATAGAATAGCCGGATATTACCCGCTGCTTCCTGCCATGACGGAACTTATCGAGTATAACGGAGAACCGTGGCTCAAATACACGTTCGCGAACGGGAAAAAGGCCGCGATGGAGCTTTCACGCGTCGGTGTGATTCATAAATTCGCGTTGCACTCCGACATTGTTGGCGATGACAATCGCGCACTTGCTCCGACCATGCAACTTTTGCAGACACAGAACGACGGAATCGAAGAAGGGATCAAGAACAACGCTTCTTATCGGTTCATGGCGACCATTGGTAACTTTGCGAAACTGGAAGACAGCAAAAAAGAGCGGCAAAAATTCAACGAACTCAACCTCAAAACAGGGGAAGGGGACGGCGGTATTTTGCTGTTCCCAAACAACTACTCCAACATCGCTCAAATTAAAAGTGCTCTTAAGGTGGTCGACTCGGAGCAGGTCGATGCCATAGAGAACCGGGTATACAACTACTTTGGGAGCAATGAAGAGGTTCTCAAAAACAAAGTAAACGGCGATTCTTGGGCTGCCTACTACGAGGGGAAGATCGAACCTTTCGCCGTGCAGCTTTCGCAAGTCATGACCGGAATGACGTACTCTTCGCTGCAGGTCGCGAGAGATAACGGGATCATTTGGAGCGCGAATCGTCTTCAGTACATGACAAACGCTGACAAGATGACTGCTAGCACGCAGATGTTTGACCGCGGATTGTTTTCTACAAACCAAGTAATGGACATCTGGAACCTCCCGCATGTCCCGGACGGAGACAAACGATGGATCAGAAAAGAGTATATGGAGGTCTCGGGTTCTAGCGAGCCAACACCTCCGGCCGATCCGACGCCAACGGATCCAGCGAACGATCCAAACAAATCTACAGGAATCGAGGGTGTATAAGATGACGCCGAAAGAGATTGCAAAATTAAAAGATGGCGCGCAGATCCGCGCAATGTCCGTGCTCGCGCCGTCGGATGGTGCAAAACTGATCGAATGCGATCATTACGTAGAGGGTTACGCAGCCAGATTTGAGCCGTATGTGCTGTACGAGCTTGATGACGGACCCATCTATGAGAAATTTGAGCGCGAAGCGTTCAAAGATTGCGACATGAGCGACGTGATCTTCCAGTTCGACCATGAGGGACGCGTTCTCGCGCGCCAATCGAACGGGTCTCTCGTTTTGCGCATCAACGAAGCGGGCCTTTTTATCGCGGCAGACCTCGGACGCACCGACGCGGCGCGCCAGATCTACGAGGATATCACATCCGGGATGTGCCAGCGCATGTCGTGGCGCTGGAGGCTCGGCGAATACGTGTACGACGAAACCACGCGGACGATCATCCATAAAACTGTCAAAAAGATATGGGACGTATCCGCGGTTTCGATCCCTGCGAACGACAAAACCATCATCAGTGCTCGAAGCTGGGTCGACGGAGTGATCGATCTTGCACGGCGGAGTGACCGAGAGCTTGAGGAACGCAGACAACGTCTGCGCATACAAAACTTCGAAATTAACAGGAGGATCAAGACATGAAAACCGTAGAGGAAATTCAGGCGCGGCTCGCACAGATTCTCACCGAATCCGAGACCGCAACCGGCGACACTCTCACCGCACTCGAAACGGAGCAGCGGTCCCTGTCCACCGAACTCGACAATATGCTCGGCGAAGCACAGCGCAAGCAGGCGATGCGCGACGAAGTCGCCCGCGGCGCGGGGATCACGATCAACCCGCAGGCCAACGCCGAAAAAGACGCAGAGCGCACCGCTGCCGAGTCTTTTGCGAAAACCAAGACCATGAAGGTCAGCGCCGACCAGGCACGTGCGGTTCTCGTAAGCGGCGGAACACTTGCGGTGCCGACCGCTGTATCCGGAATCAACGACATTCCGGGCGCCAAGGTGTCCAGTATCATCGACGTTTGCAAAGTCGTGAACTGCAACGGCATGGGCAAGAACAGGGTCGCATACGTGGCCGCGGATGCGGACACGGCTGCTGCTCAGACTGAGGGGAGCGCGGCGACGGCCAAAGAGCCGACGTTCGCCTATATCGACATTGCGCCGACCTCCGTTGCGGCAACGGCTCAGATTTCCAAGCAGACGAAGAAGCAGAGTCCGCTGCAGTACAGCGCCAAGGTGCGCGAGCAGGCACTCCTCGCGCTTCGCAAGAAGGCGGCGGCAATCGCAACCGCAGCGCTCAAAGCATCCAGCCTCAACACCTCTGTTGCGGCTACGATCGCGAGTTCCAAAGGCGTCGTAGACGCGAGCACACTTCGCGCCCTCACCATGGCGTACGGCGGAGACGAGTCGCTGATGGCCGGAACGCTGTTCCTCAACAAGACCGACCTCATCGCCTTCGGCGACGTGCGCGGAACGAACGAGAAGAAAGCGGTCTACGAGATCACGCCGAACGCCGCGAACCCCAACACGGGCATCATCAAAGATGGCGGCCTCTCGGTCCCGTACGTGATCAACAGCGGCCTCACGGCCTGCCACGGAACCTCGCAGACGGCAAGCGCGCAGAAGACCATGTTCTTCGGCGACCCGCTCTGCCTCGAACTCGACCTGTTCAGCGACTATGAGATCCGCGTTTCCGAGGACTTCGCGATCACGTCGCTGATGGATACCATCGTCGGCGACGTCGAAGTCGGCAGCGACGTTGTCGTGAAGAACGGCTTCGTTGCGCTGACCATCGCAGCGTCGGCCTGATGAACAAAACAGCCTCAGGGCGGGTTTAAACCCGCCCTGAGATCGATCGGAGGCACGCTATGGCAAACGAAACAACGGTAGCAAAAGTAAAAACTGCAATCCGTATATCTCATACCCTGCTTGATGATGAAATCAGCGACCAGGTGGATGCGTGTCTTGCGGATCTGAGACTCGTCGGAATTGCCGATCCAAACGAGGAAGACGCGCTGGTTTTATCAGCGATTAAACTCTGGTGCAAATCCGAGAACGCAGACGATGTCGCGGAAAGGGAGTCATTTAGGGACGCGTACGACAAGCAAAAAGCGTGTCTCATGACCGCCTCCGGCTACGGTCTTCCGTCTGACGAGGGAGTGACCGCATGAACGAGCTGATCAAACTCATTGCGGTCGCCGAGACTACCGATGGCTACGGAGACCAAACCACGAGCGAAACGAGCGTGGATAGGCTTGCGGAAATCAAAAGCATTGGCCAATCGGAGTTTTATCAGGCGAATGCCTCTGGCTTGAAACCGGAGATCAAATTTGTCCTGGCTGATTTCTTCGACTATGACGGTCAGAAAGTCATCGAGTACGGAGGGGTACGGTACCGAGTGCTGAGAACCTTCCAAGTGGGGAAAACTCTCGAAATCACATGCTACACGGCGGTGAATGACTGATGGGACTTCCGAAAAGCGTCGTTCGTTTCAAAACCGTAAAAGGCAAGACGGAGATTTCCTATACCAGCAACGTCGACCAAGCGTCTTACCTAATTTCGCAGCTCACGCGGGCTGCTCTCAGGGACGTCGGTAAGTTTGTGAGCCGCGTATGTAACCAAGCTGCGCAAAAACTGCCCGGATTAAAGAACTCAAAGCGCGTTCGCGCGCGCTCGTCTGCGTTTCAATACTGGGTGCGTAAAGGCGAGGGAGACCTGCAGGTCGGCATTAAGCACGGGACATGGTACGGCGAGCAACAAGAACTCGGGACAAGCGGACAGCCGAGGCGCGGGATCCTGCGCAACAGCACGTTCGATAACATATCGGACATACGCGAAATCGAATCGCAGTATTTGTCTGCTATAAACGGGCCTGCGGAGTCCGCAGCGGCGCTTTGCAGCGAAGAAGAGTACCAGGGAGGAGCAGATAGCTAATGGACACGAAGACCTTGCAGCTGCAAAAGCTGCTCAAAACGAGAATGGACACAGTGCAGGGCGGGACGTATCACGTGAACGCCCCGGATACTGCCGCGTACCCATATAAAGTCTTCGCGCTTCAAACAGCGGACCTAGGAGACAAGTCCAGAGACGATATCACGATGATCGTGGACGTTTGGGACAAGTCGAACAACCAAAAAACCGTCGATACTATCGCTGATAATCTTGAGACTTTGTTCAATGGTGCAAACCTTCCGCAGACAGGAATCCTTCCAACGATTTGGAGGGAGTCGCGTTACCATGTTCCGGACGAAAACAAGAGTCTCCAGCACGTTCAGATTACATTCTACATCCAAAACTACGAAAGGACATGATAAACAATGGCTGAGGTAAAATATACCGGCTCTGCAAACGTTGACGACGCAGATTTTCGCGCGGTCAAGTGGGTCGGCCAAACCAAAGGCGGGAAAGCCGTCACAATCGAGATGCTCCAGGCACTGAACAAGAGCAATCTCGAGCTTGCATTCGTCGAAAAAGACGACACGACGCTCGAGGTTGAATTTGAGGGCGCGTACGTCGACTCTGACCTCGCATCCGGCAACCTGAAAGAACCCTGGACCGTTCTGTTCGCAGATGGCGCGGCATCCGGAGATTCCGGCGAAATTCTGCTCGGCGCAGGTGCGTTCTACATCGGAACGGCCGGAGCGTCTCCGACGACAAGAGTCGCGCTTACGCGCGGCGGCGGGTCTTTCACGGTCGAGCGCGAGTTTCGCGAGATCAAAGCAGACGGAGACCCCGGCCTCGTCAAAGGGCGCATATCGAAAGACGAAGGTCGACCCAAGCTGAAGCTGAAAGCCCTCCAGTGGCTCACGAACATGACGAACCTCTATCCCGCAATCGAAACCGTATCTTAACCAAACAGGGCGCCCCGTTAAGGGGCGCCTATTTCATAGGAGGATTCATGAGAAAGCTTATCACACGTGATATTCCCGCTTTTTGCAGAGTTTTGAAAGCGATCGGAGTAGACGAAGAGCTGCGCGAGGTTGCGCGGGTTGGCAAAGCTGCCGATGTTTGGGCGGCCGGATACGACCTTGTATTCGGGATTTTCGACAAAATCACCGAAAAAAAGGCGGAGGATCTTCTGTATGAATTTTTCGCCGGCCCGTTCGAAATGACCGGCGAAGAAGTCGCGAACATGGAGATCACCGAACTCTTTGCGAACATCAAACAGATGGTTCAGGAGAACGATCTGAACGGTTTTTTCAAGTCTGCAGCAACGTTGATGAAGTAAGCCTTTACGACACGTTGCTGCACCGATACGGGAATATAGACGTAGTACTGAATATGGACTTGTATTTGGGCACGTCAATGATTCTCAAAGCCATTCAGATGGAGCGGGATGCTGCTTTGCATTTGCAATGGTGCGTACAGCTACCTTTCATGACAAAGAAAAACTACGTCAGTTTCAACGACTATCGAGACAGCGTCACCGGGGCAAATATCGATAAGAGACCGGATGAAGTCCTGATAGCAGAAATTGACGAGATTGAAAAACAAATGCAAAACAAGGGGGCCGACGATGGAAATCTTTAAACTGATCGGCTCTGTCTTCGTTGACAGCGCGGAGGCAGACGCCTCCCTCCAGAAGACCGATAAACACGCCGAAGGGGTCGGACAAACTCTTCTAAAAGGCGTTGGAACTGCAGCCAAATGGGGAGCTGCCATCGTTACGGCGGCAACGGCCGCTGTAACGGGTGTCGTAGCGATGGCGAAGAATACTGCAGATGCTACTTCCGAAATAAGCGGCATGTCGCAAAAAATCGGAATCAGCAAACAAGCTTATCAGGAGCTCGATTATGTGCTTTCACAAAACGGAATGGATGTGAACGTACTTCAAGGAGGAATGAAAAAGCTTGTTAATCAAATGTCTGCCGCGCAAGAGGGAACGAAATCGGCGATTAATGCCTTCGATGCGCTTGGCGTTTCTGCAACGAACACTGATGGAAGTTTAAGATCGCAAGAGGCCGTATTTTACGATACGATCACCGCGCTGCAAGGGATGACAAACGAGACCGAACGCAACGCCCTTGCAAACGATCTGTTTGGAAAGTCTGCGTCTGAGCTCGGCCCTCTATTAAACGCTGGCGCGGGGAATATGGAGGAACTTACTAGAAAGGCTCACGAGCTCGGGCTTGTGATGTCGGACGATGTTGTCAATGCAGGAGAAACACTCGGTGACACGCTTGAAACGGTTCAGTCGGCTTTCGGGGCGATGGGTAACCAAATAGGAGCGGCTGCGATTCCGGCTGTACAAAAATTTGCCGACTTCATCATTGCCAACATTCCAACCATACAGTCTCTGATTTCTCAGCTGCTCCCGATCATAATGTCTCTTTTGCAGGGATTGCTTCCGCCCCTCATGAGCTTGACGGAATCGATTTTGCCGGTAATTATGACATTGATTCAAACGCTTTTGCCCCCGATCACACAGATTGCAGCGGCGATACTGCCGCTGCTCGTGCAAGTGATCGAGCAGCTCTTGCCCCCGTTCCTGCAGCTCGCTCAGGCGGTTTTGCCGATAGTCGTCCAGCTGATCACTGCGCTATTGCCTATTTTGACGCCTTTAATTCAGCTGATTAGCCCGATTTTGCAAATGGTTATCACGATGATTCAGCCCCTGCTTGAAATAAGCAGCGCTATTCTTCCGTACTTGGCAAGCTTTATCCAGAGCGTCCTGGTCCCTGTGCTAAATGTCCTGATTGCCGTAGTGCAGTTTGTCGCCTATTCCTTTGCAAAAGCATGGGCGGACATTAAAACCGCATGGTCTGCGGTTGCTGGATTTTTTACGGGGATTTGGAACAGTGTCAAGTCTTCCGCCGGAGAAGTTGTCGCAAACC